TTTCATACGGACTTACATGACCTATAAGTAGGTGCATGGAATGGTTATTTGAAGACACATTGTTCGATCCCGAAGAATCCTTTTTAGAAGACTATCAAGGGTTCGTCTACATCATCACAGAGTTGACTACTGGTAAGAAGTATATCGGTAAGAAGTTCTTCTGGAAACCAAAGACCCTACCAGTAACCAAGACGCGAAAGCGCAAAGTAAAGACTCGTGCTATATCGGACTGGAAGAAATATTTTGGTTCAAGTCAGGAAGTAAAATCCCTAGTTGAAGAGAAAGGTGCAGAGAATTTCAGGAGAGAGATTCTGAAACTCTGCCGCACCAAAGGGGAGTGTTCGTACTACGAAGCAAAACTACAGTTCGAGTACGACGTTCTACTCAGGGATGATTTCTACAACGCGTTCATTGGATGCAAAATCCACGCGAAGCATCTACCCAAAGATTAGATGCGATCGAAACCGCACATTGCAACTTTGTACTTCTCATTACCAAGAAGCATCTGGTCACCCATCGAGGTAGACCGTAAACCGTATGTCACACCTTCATGAACCGGAAGGTCTGCCATCACAGTCACATCTTCTGAATAGTCCGGATTGTTTTCGATGTCATCACGACTCCATGAACCACCAAGGTTCTGGGTGCGGTGATATGCATACTCAAGGGCTTCATCACCAGTACGATTGCCGACGGCAACAAAGGCAACAGTTCGGGGCGAATCTTCAAACGCGGTGTGGATAACTGTAACTAACATAATTTATTCCTTATCTCAGGTTGATATCAAGGTCTGGGTTGTGCCAGAACTTATGAACGTCTGCATACAGGACGACAGTCGAATCGTTCTGATAATACTTGCGCAGGGCATTTACAAAGTTAGGAAGAGTAGAACACCACTCTTGAGTGATTTCGTTGGTGTTGTTCCAACGAACATAAGCATCTTTGATATAGGACATAGGTAATTGCATAACTTTCTCTCTCATCTCAATAGGGTACTATTATCTCTTATTTTCAAAACAAAGTCAATACTTTTCTTAGAACAATTTTTCATAAAAACTTAGGTCATATAGCAAAAAAGTCTAAAAAAAGTGTTGACAGTTGTTTCCAAAATAAGTATAATGGGTACATAAATTGATGAGAGAGGTTTTTATGGGTTACAGAATTTTGAACGTTTCACAAGAAACCCGTGAGAAGTATCAAGAGCGTGATGGTCTTGAAGGACCATTCTTCTATGATGGTAACCAAGTTCTATACTATGATGTACGTGAGGGTGCTTACCTCAACCCCACTACCGATATGTACCTAACCTACGATGAATATCAGGAGTTCGTGTAATGAAAATTGTTGTCCAGACTCAGTTCCGTGAAAACTATGGTGCCCACGATTGGGACGGTACAGGGGAATGTCCTCAGTACTGGAAGTCTAAGGGTGGTAGCACCTACTTCGTCGACTGCACTCTTGCAGAGGCACAAGATGATGCCTACTGGAGTGAGTTGTCCACACTCATCAACCAGAGCGATGAGTACTCTGCGGAGTACATCATTAGTCAAGACCTAGTCGATGCTATCGATTTCGATGCGTCAAACTACTGTGAAGATTGGGAATCCCCGATCTACATGGAGAGAACCCCCGAAGGTGTGTGGGTCGCACAATCCTCTATGAAGTTTGATGAGTACATGCCTGCGTTTGGTATTCTCAAGAGAAAGGTTTCTTCATGGACCCAAGACCTTGAGGGTAACCGTTCAGACACTCAAACTTCTGTAGAGACCTGTAAGGGTGACTGGATGACTTATCAAGAGTCAGTTGAATATTTCGCCAAAATGAAGGAGGCAGCATAATGTCTATGGCATACTGCGATTACATCGCACACACAATCGTTAGACCCGCAATGGTTGCGGACGGAAAGGATGATGGTGGCATCATTCGACAAGTCGGTCACGTGAAGATGGACTTGGAACCTAAAGAAGGTTATATGATATCTACCGCAAAACGGTTAGAGGTTGTTGACTTCAATGGTAAACAGTACCGAATCACCGTCGAAGAAATAGACTAGGTGACCATTTTTTTTGTTTGGGTCACGTTTACTACTTGCAACATGTTATCAAAACTAGTATAATGGTTACATAAAATAATGAAGAGAGAGATTTGATTATGATAAAATATGTTATTAGAGAAATGAAGAATGATGCCCTTGCAAACAACATTAAGTTTGACTCTTTGATCGAAGCAATGAACTACAGAACTGAGAATGATATTGAGTCTGTGTCTTGGGTCGACGAAGTAAAGATTAGAGTGGATAACAAATTCAAATCTACTGGAAACCTAACTAAAGTTGAATCAATTTAATTCACTTTTTTTCGAAATAAGTGTTGACAAACGTTTCCAAAAGAAGTATAATGGTTACATAAATTGATGAAGAGAGAAATTTGATTATGACTACTAACTATATCGCAATGCGTTCTAACCCAGACCTAGTTGAATTCCGAAACTATGTCTTGTCCTTCTATGCCTATGACGGTTTATACCCTGTAGAGGGTCTGTCAGTGTCTATCGTTGAAAGTGCAATCATGGAGTACCTAGAAATCTGTTCTAGTACTATCCGTCATGAAACTTGGGGTCATGGTGACTCTATTGATCGTGAACGTGTCCGTGATCTTATCATCGATACGTCTTCTCAAAAATTGAAAGTAAAGGAGTCAGTGTAATGAGTTTCAATACTAACCCTGCCAATGCAGTTACGTACATCACTGATCCTTCAGCGTCATTCCTGAAGGTTCCCGTTCGTGTTATCAACAATCTGAACGTAGAGATCAATAAAATCTCTGAGAATTCATTCTTCAACGATGACTTCTTCTGGTTAGAAATGAACAATGATGCTTCTCTGTTCTATGATGCCCTTGATGCGAAGTTCTTACAAGAACCCATCATGTACACTCAGACTCTTACTGAGTTAGGAAATTTCCGACTCTACCCTAGATTCTCACCTAAGTCGGAGTTTGCAGCATGAGACCTGAAATGGAATTGTTGGAGAGTATGCTCCAGAATCACGATTGGACCTACCACTTCAGTGATGACCATCGTGCATACATCAAGGGTAGAGATGAGTCTCAAAAGATTCGTGTTATGATGGGTCGTCTCAAAAAGATGGGACTCGAAGATGAGTCGGTAAAACTCTACCACAAATACCGCCCAGATTATTTGTAATTTATTTCAAAAACGACTTGACAAGTAATCAAAACATGTGATACAATGGGTACTCAATTGAATAAGGAATCTATATTATGTCTTCTATGAACAATGTACTACAAATCGAAACTTCTGCGACTGTCGGTAAATGCCCTTGGGGTATTGGTACCGAAGTCTCTAACGATCTAACTCCCGTACAGATGATGCAGAAAGCTGGTGTCGACTGGTCGGTCGAGAAAGTTCCTACTTACGCTGACTACAATGGTGAGAAGATCGCCACTGGTATGGAGGCACTTGTGCGTTCATCCGACAACTCTGTACTCACTCAGGTGGGTGGTGCATGGTCACCTTGTCAGAATGAGGAAGCATTCACTTTCTTCAATGACTACTGCTCTGCGGGTGACATGGAGATGAACTCTGCGGGTTCACTCAAAGACGGTAAGATCGTATACGCAATGGCTCGCATCAAAGAGTCTTTCGATATCCTGAAGGGTGATCAAGTTGATTCGTACCTTCTGTTCTCTAACCCACATGAGTACGGTAAGTCGATCGACATTCGATTCACTCCGGTTCGTGTGACGTGCATGAACACTCTGTCCCTCGCTCTAAAGGGTTCTGCAACTAACGGTATCAAAGTGAACCACCGACGTGCGTTTGACCCACAGATGGTCAAAGAACACCTAGGACTGGCTCATGAGAAGTTCGACCAGTACAAAGAGATGGCACAGTTGTTGTCCAAGCGACAGTTCACTGCTGACACTCTGATTCAGTACTACAACTCTCTGTTTCCTTCACAGGCACCTGCCGCAGAAGTACGTGGTTACAAAGACCTCGCACCTAATGCAAAGAAAGCATTCGAGTTGCTAGAGACTCAACCCGGCGCTGAGTTCGGTCGTGGTTCATGGTGGCAAGCATTCAACTCTGTGACTTACCTTACTGACCACCAGTTGGGTCGTACTGCTGACGGTCGAATGACTTCTGCATGGTACGGTGCAAACCAAGTCAAGAAGAAGAAAGCTGCTGAACTTGCCGTCGAAATGGCGGTGGCGGCATGAAGGACCGATTTGATCTAGAACAAGAAATCATGGGATGCTGGGGGATCACGGATGATCTCCAGCATTTACTGGAACATATAGACAAAGGTAATTTCGATTCATTGTCTCCCAGCGACACCGACGAATTAGCAAACATCGTCATGGGGTTGAGACATATCTATGAGATGAAGTTCACTAGATTGTTTGATACGTTTAGTGATTGTATACCTGAATTGGAAAGTCCATCTGACAATCGTCTAAATGATGTCACACCTAAAGAATGGGATCAAGTGTCAAAAATATTATATAGTGAGGTGAAATAATACCAATCGACATCCCCTAGTTTATAAATAACTTATAGACAAGGGGAGAGAGTCTATGACCAAGTTTCACACAGTGGCAATAACTGCCTTGCTGTGCTCGTTACTTTGGATTGGTGGCACAGCAAAGATAATTGATGAATATATAAAGGTAGTACAAATAAAAGAGTTTCAGATAGACGCTCTGGAATCTGAACTCAAGAGTAACACTAACATTATACTAATGTATGATAGAGCAACAAAAGAGTTGATCTATAAATGTGCGAATAAGATAGAAATCCGCATCGGTAGAATAACCTACATATGTAATAAAATTGAAAAGGCGTAAGTAATGATTACATTTCGTAAAGAAGTCTTTGAGGTGTTCGAGGAATACAAAGAAGCAGATTCCCGTGAAGCCCGATTAGATGTTTTGAAAAAATATGAAGACAACTGGGCGTTCAAAGATATCCTTCGGGGTTCCTTCGACGATTCTTTGGAATTTTTACTTCCAGCAGGACGCCCACCTTTCACTCCGAACAGACCGGAGTCGGCACCCTCTACCCTAACGAAGCAGCACAAGCAATTTGGAAACTTCGTGAAGGGAGGTAAGGGTGAAAATACCCCAGCGTTTAAACGCGAGAATAAATTTATTCAGCTTCTAGAATCCGTTCATCCGGAGGATGCTGAGTACATTTTGAAAATGGTGGCAAAGAAACCACCGTGTCGTTACATCACTAAAAAACTAGTACAGGAGGCATTTCCAAATTTGATCCGCGAGTAATCTTTTCGACAATTAACTATAACTTCTAAGGAGAATCCTATGTCGAGTCAAGAGCAAAAGTTGAACAATAATATAAACGAACTACAAAGGTTCGTTCATGACACCAGACGCCAAGCAATATATTCCCAAGGTAATCGACCATATTATCGAACGGAAACCTTGGACCAGTATTGTAATTTACTGGAATCGTCTATCAAACAACTTTCTCGATTGTAATAGGAGGTGGTCTATCTCTTCAGGTGCGTTTTTGTGAGACTCCTGTCGTAGTGATTGACAAGAATTTGGAATGGATACATAATGCCACAGTATGAATTTAAAAACAGTGAAACCGGAGAGGTCATGGAAGTGACTCTCCGGATTTCCGAATACGATGATTGGAAAGACAGTAACCCGCAATGGGTTCGATACCATAGTCCAACATCATCACCCAAACTTGTTACCGGAGTAAAGTCAACAATGAGGCTTGCTGGTAAAGAGTGGGAAAATAAACTGACCGCAATCAAAAAGAATGCGGGGGAAAAAAGTACAATAAAGGTTTAGTAGTATGAAGTTTTTTAGTTGGTTGAAGTCAGGACCGTCTTCAGCGGAACCCGTGGGCGATCCAGACCCAGATAACGTTACGGTTGCGAATGCATATAAAACTAGGTGGGTATGGTACCACACTATTCTTGCGATCGAAATCTTAATGACCAACATTCTACTAGCATCTATCTTGGTGGTTCTTGCCATCAAGTTATGATAGAACTAATTCGTAAATTATGGTGCAAATCTAAAGTGAATCAGATCATGAACAGAGAATCAGTATTCGAACAACTAAAGATTGACGAAGGAGTCGTCTATGAGATTTACCTCGACCATCTCAACTATCCCACGTTCGGTGTTGGGCATCTCATCAAGGAAAGTGACGGAGAGTACGGCGCTCCAGTCGGAACGAAAGTTTCCCCCGAAAGAGTTAGCGAGGCATTCGACCACGACCTCAACGTCGCAATCTACGAATGTGCTGTACTATACGGAGACGGGTTCCACTGTTGGCCAGATGAGGTACAACAAATCTTGGTCAACATGATGTTCAACCTAGGTAGACCAAGACTAAGTAAGTTCAAGAATATGTATCTTCATTTACAAAATGAGGATTGGGTGAACGCGGCAGTTGAAGGTCGTGATTCGAAATGGTATCGACAAGTGACGAATCGAGCAGAACGCTTGATGACAAGGTTAGAGAATGTCTAATGTAATTTTTCAATATATGATCGTGAGTGACGCAGTAGATGCTCGCGGTGATATTCCGGGCTGGGACGGTTCGCGTTCTTCCCTCTATAAAGAAGTTGCGGATATCTCCCGCACATCATTCGAACAATACGCAAAGAAGATCGGTGCAGAACACGTTTACTCAGATGAACGAGTTGCAACCAAAGGTCACGGTTGTTCTACCTCACTACTGCACGAATGCGCTCGTGTCTGGTTGGACCCTATGTTCGACCAATACGACAACCTACTATTCGTTGATACGGACATCGTAGTCAATACCAAAGAGAATATCTTTGATCAGATGGAGTCTGGTGCCGAGGTCTACGGCGTCCTAGAGTCAGACTTCGTTACTGCCGATGGGGGTGGATACAATTCATGGGACTCGAAGGAATCCAACTACCGCGACTTCTGTCGTAAGTTCGAATTGCATGACTGTCCTATCGTCCCTGTAATGCCACCTAACCGACCATCTAAACTAACCATTATGAATACAGGTGTGGTTCTGTGGTCCAAGGAGGCGCGTCTACG